AGTAGCAACACAAGGAACCGGAACCTTTTTAATTGACGTAGGAAAAGGAAAAGCTGTTATTTTTGAGTTTGACAAGAAAACAGTTTCAACTCCATACAACATTGACTCAATTGTTGCCCGTGGCTATTGGGATGAATATGATGAAGAAAAAGAAGGACCAATTGATGTTTCGGCGTTAATAAAAGGCGCTAAAGAAATAGATTGGGAAGGTAAAGAAACAGGGCAGATTGCCGGGTGATATAAATGCCAAAAAATCCATGGGAGCCTAAGGAAAGGCTTGAACATGGTTATTTTAAATCGCTAAACGAAATGTTTAAATATTTGTTCGAGCTTATAAAAAATGAAGTTAATCCATTTATTATTGCCAAGACGTTAAAGTTTGCAATGAATAATCCGGTAATAAAAAGATTTGCGTATCAAAAAGCTTCCAAAATGGTAACGCTTTTGTCAGTTGAGAACGCTAAATCATGGCGTCAGGCAGCAGCTAAAGGAAGTAAAGGCAATATTATTTACAAAGCGTTAATGCAAGAGCTTAGAGGTCCTATTGGCGGTGAAGTGTATGCTCAAGTAATGCGCAACGCTGGTATAATAACAACTCTTCCGATAGAAATATCAGAAAGCGTAACAGAATACATAGCTCGGGAGAGCTTCAAAGGTAAAAGAGCTTTAGAGATCGCAGAAGAAATAAAAACAATGTTTCCGGATAAAACAACAGCTAGAGCTAAATTAATTGCTAGAACTGAAGTAAGCAAAACTTCAACAGCGTTAACAAGAGCTAGAGCTGAAAGTATTAATCTTCCTTGGTATGAATGGCGTACAAGCGAAGACCAACGTGTAAGGTCAAGTCATAAGCATATGGATAAGGTTCTAATACGTTGGAAAGATGCACCAAGACCGGAAAAGTTAATTGGAATGCATAATCCACCAGCGCCTTATCATGCCGGAGAGATATATAATTGTAGGTGTTATCCTGCTCCAGTAGTTTATGCTGAATATGTAAAATGGCCTCACAAAGTGTTTTATGGTGGGGCTATTGTTATGATGACTAAGAAGCAGTTTGAGCAAATAATGTAAAAAAAGAAGGTGGTTAAAATACCTAATCCTGGAATTAAAAATTTACCGCCGAGCACGGGAAGGATAATACAAGAAGATGGTGATGTTGTAAATTTTGCTGATGTGCTTTACAATTCAGAAGGCAAGCAATTGTTTTCCAATGACAATCCAGCAGTAGTTGAAGTGCAAAGTAAATTTAATGGTGGAATTGCAACAGGTGGTAGTAACACAACCATCATTGACGATGCTAAGAGCTTTGAAATTAATATGTTTTCTGGCAATGTAGTAAAAGTAATTGTTGCTGATATTGAATATTACCGTACCGTTTTGAGTAACACAGAAACAACTTTAACAATTTCTAGCTTGCCCGGTTCTGCTGCAAGTGCCATTTTGGGAACAGCAGGAACCGCTGAAGTTACTGTAATTTGTGCAAATAAAGGTATTGGTGGTAACGAATATACAGCTGAAATTATAGAAGCTCCTGGTACTGATGATAATTTAAGTGCTTCATTAATTGGACTTGTTTTAACTATTTATTTGGGTAAAACAGGAGGAGTTTTAGACAATACTAAAAATACTGCTACCGCTGTAGCTGCTGTAATTGACCAAATACCCGAGTTTTTTGCAACAATGACAGGCTCAGGAGGGGTAATTGAGGTTACTGTTGAGCCAGTATCATTTAATGGCGGTATAGCAATTGTTTCTGTATCCGTTGGTTGTGATTATCAAATCAATACTGATTTATCGGTATTAGCTACCTCTGAAAGGCAAGATACTCAAACTTCAGCATTAAATGACATACTTGAGCAACTTGAGATGGGCAATGCGCCTAACATATTAAGAAATACGGGTAAGATGCCTCCTATAGGCACTGTATTAGGCGCCGGTGGGACATATGAGTCAGACGTTATTGACCGTCCAAATCAAAACATACCGGTTGGACAGACTAGAATATGGGTGTATGCAGATCAATCTGGGGTTTTAAATTTACGTGAATCTCATAATGGAATAAATTGGACAACAACAAATACTTTGGCTGTTTCTGCCGGAATAACTAACATTATGAATTGGTTTAAAATGACGCGCAGATATGCGAAAGTAGAGTATGTCAATGGTGGTGTAGCACAAACAGAATTTATTTTGTTGCAATATTTCCTTGGCGTAGGAGTTACGCTCATAAAAGCCGATGACGGTGATATAGTTTCCATAGGATTAAGAGCTGATGCACCAGTCA